CTAAAGAGGTTTACGATAATATCATCAATAATTGTGGAGGTAAAAGAAATGATGTGGAACCAGTTCTACAAAGTGGAGGTTTAAAAATGAGTTCTTTAACACCTGATTATGTTAGTACTGGATTAAGTAATACAGATTTTACAAAGATTATAAAAAATAACCAACAACCTGATATGTTATACAAATCATTGGTTGAAGCTGGTTATATCGTAGGTGACATTAGACCAACCACATTAGACGATGGTACAATTGTTCCGTCAACCAATAGAGTAAAATATAAAGGTCCAGATTTAAGTGAGGATTTATTAGGTATGTTGGATTCTGTTATATCGTCAATGGGTTACGATAGAATTAAACAAAAATTAGATAAATCATATGGTGATAAGTACGTTTGGTTAAAGAAATAATATATGAAAGAAATTAAAGTAATAATTAAAAACAATCTATTAGAAGAACGTAAGAGACGGTTAGAAGAGTCTCTTACTTCTTTAAACAGTATTGAAGACAAAAACGTATTATTAGAGAAGTTTCTAATAACCACGTCAAGATTAATAGACGACGGTTATTCAATTCAAGAAATCGAAGCATCTGACGTTTATAATAAATTAAACAGTGTAGATTGGAAAGGTGTCGTTGGTGATACTATCCTTACTAGTGCTAAAGAATACATTATAAAATACGTAATGCAGGTTGTGTTAGGTGCTAACCCCACGTTTTCGAGAATGTTCGCACAATTTATGGCTAACGTTAACCCTTTAGATTTATTAAAACCATTTAAAGATCAACAATCTTGTATCCAATCATTCCCTCAGATATCTGACGGTATTTTAATCGTTATGTTTAGAAGTATTGCAGGTGGTGAAATTGGGGTTGATAGTAATTCATATCAATTAGGTATGAAAGACGGATTGAGTGTAATTGCGGGTAATATGGTTGGTAAAGCAATAAAAGAATCTAACGTATCAGAAAAAGTGGCCGATATGTTTTGTAAGGCCGTTCATTAATATGGAATACACTAAAAAACAAATATTAGAAAATAAAGTACTATTAAAAGAGGATGCACTTGAAAATGCTCTGATGGTCGCAGGATTCGTACCAGTTATTGGTGAAGTAGCTGATATTGCATTAATATTATTATACATCTCAAGAAAAGAATATCTATACGCTGGTTTAATGTTAATCGCGTTAATACCGTTTGTTGGTGATTGGGTTGCTAAACCTTTTATTAGATTACTAAAAGGTAGTGGATCTGCGGGTAGGATTGCACTTAAAAGTTCAGATGATATGGTGAAGTTTCTTTCCACAAATCCGAAGGCTCAACAACAATACGTAAAAATAGGTGAACACCTTAGTAACCCGGCAATAACTAAAACAATAAATGGAATTGAAAAAGTTCCTGGTGTTGGTACAAAAATGGCAAGTGGATTAAGAAAATCAATTGCCGAACATACGAGTGTTCTTGGAAGACTTAAACCGGTGAGATTAGGTAAAACAATCACTAAAGATGTTGCCGCTGGTGGTAAACTAAGTACTAGTTATAAACAATTTTTCAGAGGTGAGGCATTATCTAAATACGTAGCTAAGAAAGGTATGGAACCAAAAACTTGGTTAGGTAACTGGTGGAACGTTGTTAGAGCGGGAAGAAAAGACAGAAGAAATATGGTTAAATATTTTGTAATGTCATCAAATATTTTAAAAATGTTTGGATTACCAGATTACGAATCATTTGAGGAAAAAATGTCTAACGATCCAGAATTCAGAACTAAAATGGCTAACGACCCAAAATTTAGTAATATGATTTCAAACTCAGTAAGTCCAGAAGAATTAAGGACTATTGAAGGTGGTTCGGGTGGTTCTTCAAATTCAGGTGAAAGTTTGGCTAGTTCAGGAATGTCATTAGGAATGTTAAAAAGTTTAGCTCAAATGGCGTTTTAATTTAATATATCAGATATTTATTATTAGAGTTTATTGGTTTGGTCGCCATTAAATGATAATGATTATAAAAACGAAAAGGAGGTATTACAAATCTCGGCAAAGGGTCTTAGGACCTTTTGTTCGTTTAGGTAGTTACAGAATTTCTAATGGTACGTTCTGATTCTCGTTTTTTAATGGTTTCCCTTTTATCATAATCCTTTTTACCTCTACCAATACCAATGTCTATTTTAAAATAGTTCGTGTCTGTAAAATACCCTTTTAACGGTACAATGGTAAACCCTCTTTCTTTTGTTGATTCTTGTATTTTCTTTAATTCTTTTTTAGTTAATAACAATTTCCTATCCCTCACATTTTCGTGTTTAGTACCAAAAGAATAATCTGAAATATAAATTCCACGGACAAATAATTCACCATTAATGAATAAACAATACGAATCGTTAAAATTTAATTTACCTTCTCTAATTGACTTAATTTCAGTGCCAATTAATTGAATCCCTGCCGTGTATGTGTCCCCTATGGAATAGTTAAAACGAGACTTACGATTATCGATTATATTTTTCATAATACAAATATATAATTTATTTTTAAAAAAATTAACACATCTCCACAATTTTTTACCACCTCCACGATATTTATTATTATGAGAAAAAAACATCAACATAAAATGGGACTAACAATTTGTAAAAATTGTAGTGTGGAATTTGAAAAACCTTTAACAGAAATAAGAAGAAATGAAAAATTAAATAGACCTAATTTTTGTTCTAGAACGTGTGTTGGGAAAAATAACTCTAAAAATTTTGGAGACAGGAAGAATAATTATGATATTTCACAACATTCGAATAATAGAATTGATGGGTACACTAAATTTAAATATCATTATAGGAATATAATGAAAAGAAATCAAGAAGTTAACGTCACAGTGGAGGATTTAAAAAATCAATGGGACGAACAAAATGGAATATGTACATTTAGTGGGGTCAAATTGATTTTATCCTCATATACCAAGATAGAAAAGAATCCAATATTTTCGGCATCAATAGATCGAATTAATAGTTCTAAGGGTTACATAAAAGGAAATATAAGGTGGGTTTCGAGAACGGTAAATTGGATGAAAAATGATACGTCAGACGAAAACGTATGGGAATTTATAAACATATTAATTGAAAATAAAAAAGGACCCAATTAGGGTCCTTTTTAGTGGAGATGGAGGCATCGAAGCCTCGTCTTTCCTGTTCAACAATAAATGACTACACGTTTATTCAGTTAATTCTCAACTGACAAATAATTGGTTCCTATTTTGACATCGTTACCAATAACTGTGTCGGATTCACTTGTGTTGGAGTAGAACCCTGAACGAGACTCCTAATACATCTTTTGGTGGTATTACACCTTGATAACTTCTGTTCCTAGGTTATGTGTTATTCGACCCGATGTAGTTTGGCCTTAGGCTACTGCTACTTCAGAAGTTGCAAGAATACCTGCAACGTTCATTTTGTTGTAAACGTCTCCGTCTAAAATTTTCCACCATAGATTTAAGTCATAGATGAAGTCTGACTACGTGCCATTTATCCCCGATACCTGAAATCAATTCCAAAGCATCCCCATTATTTAAAAGAACTCATACAAAGGTAAATAAAAAAATGGATTAAAACCAAATCTAACCCATTTTTTTTATTATTTTTTATTTTTATTATTTTTGTTTGGGTTTTCTACCTTTTCTAGTTTCTCCTTTAGCGGCGTTACCAACGTCTTTAACTTGTTTAACAACTTCCTTAGATGCTTTAACGACATCAGATACTTCTTGTTTAACACGTTTCACTCTAACCTTAACTTCTTTAACCGCTTCTTTAGTTTCTTCTATTTTAGTGTCTATTGTGTCTGGAATTCCATTTCCGTCTTTATCTTCGATTTTACCTGTTTTCATTAAGAAGAAAGTAACACCGATTCCGATTACAATGATTGCTAAAATGATTAATAATAATGTCATAATTTTTTAATTTATATATAAATATTCGTTTTTATTGTAAAATTTCATTTATCCTCAATGGGAAGTTTTTTTCATAAAGTGCTTCAAAGAATAATTTATTCTTTTCCCATTGTTTATTTACCATCCCAATTGACTTATGTGTTAGTCTAATTTTAGTGGTGACTCCGATTTTAACTCCATCCATAAAGTTCTCAACACATATTGGTAAATCGTAAAAATGAAACCCTGGGAACTCCTCATTGAATTTGTGTTTAATACGTTGTTTATTAACAATCATAAATAAACCATCGATTACTACAACCTCCTTTAATTTTTCCGAATAAGATTCTTTAGAATAATGGTTAACGTGACGTTTACCTTCGTGTTCGTGACCAACAACCCCGTACATTGATGTCCTATCTTGCCACCACATACCACTTAATAAATTGTCAGTACCAGCAACACCGATTATTCCATATTCAGGATTTGACTCAAAAAGTTTAACTATTTTAGGGGTAATGTTGGAGGTTTCAATAATTAAGTCGTCGTGCATAAAAACGACAATGTTACTGGAAGAATCTTCAAGTCCTTTATTATATAATTGAGGTAATGAATATTCACCCTCATTTTCATAAACGAGTATTTGAGTTTTAGGATGTGAAAACATTTTACTAACGTGTTCCAAATATTTATCATCTATTTTTCTTGTGGATATGACCACACTTACCGGTTCTTTATACTTCGACATATGTTGCTATTATTTCCCCGTCAACTTCAATTAAATCGACGACTATTGGTTTATTTGATGGTACGTATCTTTCAGTACACGTTGATGCGTTCACATATAAAACATCTTTAACATATGCGGCACCGTACGCTTCGTGAATATGTCCAAATATATGGACTAATGGATTTATCTGTTCAACTCGATATCTTAGTAATTCACAACCAACACCGTTGGGTTGTCTCCAATTATTAACAAAATCTCTAACTTCACTTGGTGGTCCGTGGGTAATTAATATGTCCGTATCATCTGGAATCATATCCCAATACTTTTTTAATTCATCACCTGACCTTGGTAAATTAAACGCCCAATTGTAAAATTCGGGCTGCCAAGGACTACCCCAAATTTTAATTGGTTTAGAAAATTCCGACGATTCTATTACAAATTCATTATCTTCTAAATAAACAACATCTGATTGGGATAGGTTTTCTTCGTTCATTAAATTCCAATACCAATCAAATTCACCTTTATGGTGTGGTAAATTCTTTTTTTCAAACGCAAAATCGTGATTACCCGCAATAAAAATCTTACTACTAAATCCTTTTACGTTCATAAACCATTCAACAAAGTCTATTACTTCTTGAGGTTTACCAACGTTTGTACAATCACCCGCGTGAATTAATACATCTCCTTCTGGTAATGGGTTTAGATCCTCCATTATTTTATGGAGTCCGTGCGTGTCGGATATACAAACTATTCTCATAATACGAAATATACGTTTTTTTATTTAAAAAACCAAATATTTATTTAATATTATTATTATATGAAGACTATTATTTTAACTGAAACACAAATTAAAAAGGTATTGGACAACTTCATTATGGAAGGTCCACATAACAGTAAAGAACTTAAAAGAGTTTTATCTTGGGCTGAATCACATACCGATTGTTCGGTTAGTAATACAAAAAGCGGTGGTAAAATTTGTGGACCAAAAGACTTAGTTCCACATTGTTATTCATACCACAATACCGAATCTGCTGTTGAACCTGTGAAGGCATATATTGCCAGAACTCACGGTGTTACAAAATACGAGGTTAATTCCGCATATAAAGATAACACTTCAATAAACAAAAAAGACTAGAATTTCTTCTAGCCCTTTTATTGGGGCCGACCAATCAAGGACGACGCTTCCACCACTTAGTTTTATGAAACTAAGAAAACTTATTTATCAAGTAATTTAGAAATCGCTTCAAGTTCCATTTGAGCTCTTAAATCTGGTGAGATAATGGCATTTAAACGAGATTCAATCTCAGCCAATTCTTTACGTTTCTCTTGTATTGAGATTTGATTAACACGAGTTACGAAATCATTCTTCCATTCGTCGGCGGTAAAACCTAACCAAGAGAATTTATAATCCACACCAAGTTCTTTTGCTGAACTTTCGGATTTTTCTTTTCTGTCGATAACGAACGCAAACATTTCTACGATTTTTCTAACATCACCAATAGTTCGAATATCGATTCTATCGTGTGCCGAATTTGCGGAATATCCGAAGTTACCTGAAGTCAACCAACAAGGTCTTTCTGCCTTTTCAATTGCTAATTTTTTTTCTTGTACTGAGTTAAATAAATCTTTAACTTTTTCATCTGTTGTTTTTGATGTTGCCATTTTTGTTGTTTTAATTGTTGTTTATTATAGGAGGGTGGGTGAGATTCGAACTC